GGTCGCCAATCATATGCAGCGGCACTCTGTACATCCGAGCGATTTCCTCCACCTGAAACTTTCGGGTTTCGAGAAACTGGGCTTCATTGTTGGGAATGGAAATCGACTGGTATTTCATGCCCTGTTCCAGCACGGCGATTTTGTGGCGGTTGCCGGAGCCGTAGGCTCTCCGCCAGGCATCCCGTACTTTCTCCGGGTCTTTGACGGTGTTCGGGTATTCCAGCACGCCGGAGGGAGTTGCTCCGTTCGCAAAGAACGAAGATCCGAAATCCTCGCAGGCAAGCGACAGCCCCAGCGAATTTTTCGCCAAGGCAATCGGGGAATAGCCAATCAGCCCATCAAATCCCAGTCCGGGGATATGTAGCACGTTCTCTCTCGGCAGTACCAGCTCGCCGAGTTTCTTCAGGTTGGGGTTGGCATTTTCATAGCAGCTGTAGCGGTAAATCAAACGGTTTTTGTCATCCCGGTCAACGGTCATGCGGTCGGGGAGCAGGGGATACAGCCCTACGACTTCGCCCCGTCCATTCCGGATGATTTGGGCGTAAGCGTTGCCATAAATCAGCAGATGGGACATCAGCGTTTCCCGAAACACAAAGCTGGTCATTTCCGGGTTCGGCTGGTCGTGGAGTAAAAAATAGAGCGGATGGTTGGGTACTCGCTCTTTTCCGGTGTTGGTGGATTGATAGACGTGTAAGGGCAGCTGGGCAACGGTTTCCGACAAGACCCGAATACACGCATAGACTGCCGTCAGCTGGAGGGCTTTCCAGTCGTCCACCTGCCGCCCACTGCTGGAGCGTCCGAAGTGGAACGAATAGGAGCGGCTGTTGTATTGGTCTTTTGGCTGCGGCTTGTCCCGACTGCGAAACGGATTTTTAAACGGCATAAACGCTCTCCTTTTTGGTTTGGGTAAATGACACATTAGCGGCTTGCAAGGATTCGAGAAAAATGGAAATCAGGCAAACAAAAAGAGAGATGCCGTCTATTGACAGAATCTCTCTAAATATGCTATAATTGACCGGTCGGCTTCTTCCGTCAGGAAGGAGGTGATGGTATTGTTATACTACATGATTTCTCTTTTCATTTCTGTTGGAGTGGAGCCCATTTTATATAAGCTCTACAAATGGCTGAGCAGGAAGTAAGCCCGACGCAGCATCCGAATTGCCGAATCCGTTTGGATAAGGCGAAAGCCCTCAGAGGTCGCATCTCTGAGGGCTTTCTTTCTGCGTGACAGTATTGCCACTACATGATTTCTTTTCAAGTTTATTGTAGCACAGTTTGCTTAGAATGTCAAGCCTTTTTTTCGGCGAACGCCTCACCGACCAATTCTCAGCCGAAAGGCTCTTGTGCTGGTGCAGGACTCGAAGAATCTGTTGGATTTCCGTTTCTGGAACGCCCAACGCTTGCAATGCCTGTCGGCTGCCGCAGTCAGGACAAATCGGGGTCTTGGAATCTGTCCGGGAAAGGGCAGGGGGTTCTGTGTAAGCATTCCGGCACAGTGGACAAATCCGCCGGGTCGGTGCTGGCTGTTTGGCATTCATGAAAACACCCCCTTTCACGCCGTTCTGCCAAACCGAAAGGCGGCATCGCCATCCAGGTTTCGGGTCAGAAACATTCTTGCCGTGGCAAACTCCTCACCAACCAGCCCCAGCCGAATCAACCAAGTTCGCATCGCAAATTTCGGGTTTTCGGTTTGTTGTGGTTTCGGGCTGGCAGTTCGCAGCTGTTTCGCCTGTTCGGAAAGGGCGAGGCAAAGCTGAATATAGCTTTTCAGCTGTCCGGCATGGAGTCCGTTTTTCCTGCCGTTGGCAGGCTTGTCGAATTGGAACAACCGAAATTCAATCGTTCCTTTCGTGAAAAGGGCGTGGTAGTTGGTCATGTGATAGCGGCTGTCGTTGTAGTGGTGTGTTCTGCCGTATTCCGCCCCGTTGGTGGTGTACCAGATATCCGCAAGCTGTGCCATGGTGGTAGGCTTTTTTCGGTTCAGCTGTTCGATGAAATTCGGGTTGACGGTTCGGCAGTAGCGACGCATTCGGTTCTGGTCGAGGTGCAGGGCATCCGCAAGCAACCGCTCGTGGCTTGCCATGATATTGGCAAGGTTTCGCAGGCTCTGCGGTGTGTGTCCGCTTGCTCCAATGTGAATGTGTACCCCAGCCCCTACGCCTGCGTGGCTAATCGCTCCGGCTTTTCGCAGCCGACGTACCAGTTCTTGTAGCCGTTCGATGTCTGCGTAGGTTAAAATCGGCGTGACCAGTTCGCACTTTTCCGTGTCTATGCCGGAGATGGAGTTGTCCCGTTGAAACTTCCACTCTCTACCCTGTGCATCCCATGCCGACCAAGTGCTGTATCCGTTTCGGCTGGCAGTATATTCGCATCTGCCCGTGCCGAAATAGGCGGCGGCAAGTCGGGCTGCTCGTTCTCGGGTGATGTGGTTCATCTCAATCTCCACTCCAATGGTCTGTTGTTTCATCCGTTGGATTTGCTGTTCTGTTTTTGCGTTCATGGTTGTTCCTCCTGCTGTTTTTTGGTAGTGTTATATTACCTCTAAACGGCGGAGATAGCAAGCCGCTAAACGACACAAAGTTTTGTTCGTGTATTTGTGCTGATAGCACAAGCAGTTCTCGTTCATCATAGACGCAGGTCTGCTCTTCCGAGTGGCGAATGGCACGGTCGAGTGCCATAATCGTGGCAACGATCCCATCAATTTTTTCCGTTGATTTTGCCTTGTCGGGCTTGATATTCTGGGCAGGGTCGCTTCGGGTGACGACGTTTCCAGCCATCCACCGAAGAATCGGGTTGCCGCCGTGCTGGATGTTTCCCGCCAGTAGCAGCTTATAAAACTCCTTGCTGGGGGGCGACATGTCCCGAAAACCCTGTCCGAATGGAATCACAGTAAATCCCAGCCCTTCAAGGTTCTGTACCATCTGCACCGCTTTACTGTTCGTCCCTTTTGTCCCTTCGGGACATTTCCCCACACTGTGGGGAATCACCCCATCGGTCGTATGCAATTTCTTTGATGTGGAATTTCTGCCCCAGAGCATCAATGAACCGTTCGATGTACCCGTAGTGGACAACATTGCCTTCTGTTGTTTGCAGGTATCCCTGTTGTTCCCAGCGGTCATAGGGGACATGGTCACGGGCAACCCGTAGCGGTAAGGTTTCCTCCGGCAGCATGAACGGGGAGGGCTGGTAGTGCTGCAAGGTGGGGTATTCCGGCGGTCGCTGTTCGGTCATTCTGTACCGCCTCCCGTCAATAGGCGTTCCATATTTTTCGTTTGACTTTTTTCATAAAGTATGCTATTCTGAAAAAAAGTAGGTGATATTTTATGAAAGCAAAAAGAATCTGTTTGAAAAATTGCAATTGCATTTGTGTGCATGGAATGAAAATATCTGATTTCTTTAGTGTCCAAATCAAGAATGTAAACATCTATTTTTTCCCTTATGATACTTTTCAATCTGTGGTCAATCCGGACGACTTTGTAAACCTGAAAGAAATGGTTGTTTGTGACAGCGTAGCGGTGATTGAAGCCTGTTTTCACAATTCACTAGAAGTGCAGCTGATAAAAAGTGCAATTTCCATGGCGTATTTTTCGAATAGAATTGCGACCTCTGAAAAAAGTGAAAAAAATATGGAAGAAAAAGATGTCGACCTTACTTCCTATTTTCAAAATTATATGTTGAATGGCTTTTGAAATCAAAGCGGTGCAGAGGCACGCATTGAGCCGACTTTTTGGTATGTAAAATTAGGGCAAACCGCACCGACCAATGATGACTACGATATGTGGCTTTCCAGAATTTATGGGACAAATCAACAAGATGCCTTTTTTAAACGGGACGGAATAGAAAAAAGAGACAAGCTGCTGGGAACAGTGGAGATTGATGAGCCTTTTTGCAGCGTACTCCATAAAATCCAAGAACGCATCCATCAAAAAGATTTGTATGCAAGCAAGCTGCTTTCTGTATTTTCCATTTATTATTCTGTACTTCGTAATTTTTCGAACAGCGAGCAAGAGTGTATTTCTTTCTGTACGATTTTAGAAACCCTATTATTAGGGAAAGACGAAGATAAGCAGAGAAAAAAAGTGTCTGTACGTGCGGCCTGTCTGATTGCAGACGGAGAAAAGCTTGAAAAAAAGAGGTTTCTTGCAACACAAATTTACATGTTCTATCCGTATCGAAACGGCTTTGTTCACGATGGAAAGAGCATATTGGACTTTGACTGGGGAAGCTATCAGATTTTGTATCAGGCAATCAAGCATGTTATTTATTATTGCATAAAAAATATTTTATATCGTGGCATTCAATGCACAAAAGAAATAAGAGCGATTGTAGAGAAAAATGCAAAGCAAGACGGACTTGAAAAGGCCTTTGATTACATCAACGAAAAAGTAAACTATTTTTACTATAATGAATGAACATTCCGAACAGAAGCTGCGAAGTCGTCCCATGTGGTCGGTGATTTTCGTGCCGCACTGGGGGCAGAATTTCTTTGCCATTTCGGGGAAGTCATCGAATTGCATGATTTGGCGAAACTCCTTTGCAAGATTTGGGGGCGGATAGGACAAACGAACCCGAAACGTTGCCGCAAATCGGGCGATTTTTCCAGAATCCCCCCTTGTGAAATTTGCGAAAATTCACACGAGAGGGGTCGCCGGTCTCCTGGGGTTCGGCAAAAGGGATATCGAGCAATGTCATTAACTTAAAACGGCTCTTGAATGGCAAGCAGAATGTCTGGAAGTATCAAAATGGCGAGGAAAAGAGC